TAAGATAGGTGATCAGGGTTTTATCGATGACTATTATGGCAATCTACCAGCTTTTAGAAGGAAGCAGTTTTCTTTTAATCGTGTAAGGCGTGTTTGTAATCTAATCACTGGTTATCAGAGAAAGAATCGTAAGAGTACTATTGCAACTCCGGTTGAACACAACGACAACCAAGCTTCTTCGCAATGGTCGAAAGTTCTATTTCATACGATGAAGCATGCTAATTGTGACGAAATGATATCAGAGGCTTTTGATCAAGGGGCCGTAACCACTGGTATGTCTCTTCTTAATGTTTGGATAGACTACACTAAGGATCCGGAGTCAGGTGACATAAAAGTTGATCAGATACCTTATAATTCATTCTTAATCGATCCTTACTTTAGAAAGAAAGACTTATCAGACTGCAACTATCTATGGCGTAGGCAATGGTTATCTAAAGAAGCTATCAAGTTCATTATTCCCGATGGCATGTCAGATTTTGTTAACAAAATGAAGCCTCGTGGTAACCGTGACGGTAAATTCCAGTTCATGGCCGAATCATATAATTACTCAATGGACAATCTCTTATCCTATGATGAATATTGGTACAAGGATACAAGGAGTGCAAAGTTCTTAATTGATACACAGTATGGTTTGACTAGAGAGTGGGAAGGCACTAAAGAAGAGCTTGACTCTTTCCTTAGAGCTTATCCAGGAATTCAGGTTAAAGATGCGATTGTACCTACAATTAAACTTGCCATTTCTGTTGAAGGACAGACGGTATACAATGGGCCTAATCCACTTGGAATTGATAGATATCCCTTCGTTCCCTTTATTGGATACTACGAGCCTAACATCTCTCATTTCCCATGGAGACTACAGGGTGTAGTTAGAAATTTAAGAGATGCACAGTTCTTATACAATCGAAGAAAGGTCATCGAACTTGATATTCTTGAGTCTCAAGTCAACAGTGGATTCAAATATAAGCCTACCTCGATGGTAAATCCAAAAGATATCTACCTTGAAGGTCAAGGGAAAGGTATTGCTATGAAGCAAGAAGCTGATATGAACGACGTTCAAGAGATTCAGCCTGCACAAATACCTACTTCAATGATTCAACTATCAGAGCTACTAGGCCAAGAGATACAAGAAATTAGCGGAGTCAACGAAGAACTGCTAGGTTCTGCTGATGATGACAAGGCAGGAATACTATCTATGTTAAGACAGGGAGCAGGTCTTACAACATTACAGATTCTCTTTGATAATCTTGACGGCTCCCAAAAGCTCCTTGGTGAAATATTCCATGAAACGGTGCAAAAGAAATACACTTACGGGAAGATAGCAAGGATTCTAGGGGAGGAGCCAGTTGAGGAGTTCAAGAACAAGACGTTTCTTAACTATGACATTAGGATTGAAGAGGGTGTAAATACAACGACACAAAGACAAATGCAATTCCAACAACTCCTACACTTAAGAGAGCTTGGTTTACCTATACCGACTAAGACTATCCTCCAAGCTGCTACAGTACAAGACAAAGAAGACTTAATCAAAGATATAGAAGAGCAAGAGCAACAGCAGCAACAACAACAGCAACAAGAGATGCAAGTACAATTGCAACTTCTACAAGCTCAAATTGAAGACCTACAGGCTAAAGCAACAGCTAATACAGGTCTTGGTGTTGAAAGGGTATCTCGTGTTCAAGAGAATAGAAGTCTAGCAACACAAAGAGAGGCCGAAGCTGTTGAAAACATAGCATCTGCTAAGCTCGACAAGGTTAAAGCTATTAAAGAGCTGCAAGAAATGGATTTAAACCAAGTTCAACAGCTCATAGAGATTGTTAATGCACTTCAATTAGGTACAGAAGAGCAAGAGGTGCAAGCTGTAGATAACTCTAAGGAGTTGTAGATTTCAATCCCTATTGGTAATAGGGGTTTTTATAAACCCGGGATCAGCATCCCGTTTTACCAGGAGTAAGAAAATGGCTAAATATCATGGAGAAAAGATGGGCGGCAAAGGTTTTGCTAACATGCCATCCGAGAAAGTAATGAAAGAATATCCTAAGGCTCAATACAGTGGCCCAGAAGGTTATAACGATAGCCGTGAGGGTATCGATATGCTTGCAAAAGACAATGCAAAGCAAATGGGTAAAAACAGAGCTAAACATTAATAATGTTTTTGGGGTCAGTAATGGCCCCTTTCAAAGGAGAAACATGGTTAAAAGAAAGAAAACAGTCGGCCAAGAAGCAATAGATAGGCTAAACAACCCAGACCACACTCAAACAGTAGTAGATACACAAAGAGAAGCTGACAAAGAATACTTCGACGAAATAAAGAAATGTGTAGACACTCACAAGTCATGGGACACTCCATACTACATTGTAGTACATCAAAAAAAAGAACAACTCTTAGAAAATGTCGTTAGACGTTACTTTCTTGCTAGAGAAAGCCTGCCATCACCACAATGGGACCAAACAGTATGGAGATATACACCATTATCTGGCGATCTAAGATTCGTTTGGACTCTACCAGATGAAAACACGGCAAAATGGATGGCTGGAAATCCCAAGGAAATTCCAAAAGAGCAACATCAACTACTTGCCTTTGTCCTTGAGTTTCTAGACAAGAAACTATTCAAGCATTTTGATGAAATGTTTAATAAAGAGATCTTAACATCAACTTAAAATTCTATTAGACAAAAAAAATGATAACCAATATATTTTAATTAAAATCATTATTCGCTGTCCTGCGTTAGGACAATGATTTTTATTAATGCTGTAACCGGTATTCGCAATACCAATAGGAAACCTAATGACCGAAGTTGAAAATCAAGGCGTAGTAGAGGAGATCGCCACTCCTGAAACCGAGGACATGGTTCATGTTCAAGCAGACACAGAGCAAGCAGAAGTAAGTCAACCTCAGGAAACTGAGAAAGAGATGAACTTTCGTAAGCTTCGTGAAAGCAATGAACAGCTACAGAGAGAGAGGGAGCAGGATCGTCAGATGATGATTCAGCTTCAGGAACAGCTTTTAAAACAAAATCCCCAAGCTCAAGAGGCTCCGAAAGAAGTTGATGAGTTTGCTAATTTAGATAAATCTGATTGGTCTACGATTGATCAGACTGAGAAATTAGCGGAAAGGATAGCTGATAGTCGTTTTGAGAAGAAAATGGCTGAATACGAAGCGATGCGTCGTAAAGAAGAGGCACCGCAACGTATTAAAAGTAAGTTCCAGGATTTTGACTCTGTAGTGACTGAGGATAATGTTAAACAATTGCGGGCTCTTGAGCCTGACGTTGCAGATGCCCTTAGTTTGATTGGTGATGAGGAAGCGAAAGCGGTTGCAGCATATAAGTATATTAAGGCCTTTGTGCCTCAAGCGGCTGAAGCCACCGCTTCAAAACAGCGGATTCAAGAAAACGCCAATCAACCAAAGTCTTTGAGTGCGGCAGCGGGCGTAAGTCCATTGTCACAAGCCGGTTCTTTTGAAAACGGATTAACTCCGGACATTAAGAAGCAGCTATACGCAGAGATGGAGTCTTGCGCACGTCAGGGGTAAGTTCCCGCTCCATAATCAAGGAGCAAAAATATGGCGATTACAACTTCGTCCGTATTACCAGCACCAGTTCAGCAGTCATTTAGTTACAAGCTACTATCAGTCCCAACTCCGTACATGATCCACAAGATTCCTGCCATGCTTAAAAACATGCCAAGAAATGGTGGTACAGATTTGAGAATGCGTAGATATAACCCTTTGACAACTGCGACTGTTCCGCTAGGTAATTCCGGAGTATATCCACCAGCACAACAATTAACTGCTGTGGATATCGACGCAAAGATGGACTTCTACGGAAGTTATGTTGTTCTTAATGAACAAGTCACACTACAATCACAAGATCCAGTTCTTAACGAAGCAACTAAGAGATTAGGTGTATCTTTAAGACAAACAGAAGATGAGCTTACACGTAACATGCTTGCGTCTACAGCATCTTTTGTTAACTGTGTTGGTGGTACAAATGGTGATAACCCAACAGAACTTTCACGTTCTGATATTGATGAAGTAATTAAGACTTTGGCTGGCGCTAACGCTTATACTATTTCTGACAGTCTAGAAGGGGAAGATAAGTATGGAACATCTCCTGTAAGAGACGCCTACTTCGTTATGGCATCTACTCAACTTATTGGTGATTTGGAAAGAGTTAGCGGTTTTATCGCTAAGTCACAATACCCAAATCAGCAAAGTGTTCTAAGACCAGAGTGGGGATCTATTTCGAATACTCGTTGGCTTCTTAGCTCAATTGGGTCTTCAACTGCAAACGATTCACTTAACGGTGCTGACGTTTTCAACTGTTTTGTTGCTGGTATGGAAGCATACTGTTGTGTTGAACAAGATGGTTACAGTGCTCAATTCATTTACCGACCACCTATCTATGATGGGCCGTTGGCTTTGAACGCATCTGTAGGTTACAAATTTGCAGAAGTACCACGTATCACTAACGATGCATGGATCATCAATCTAAGATGTACACTATCAGTATAAGGAGAATACTATGCCAGGTTACCAAGTAGTAGCTAGCGGTTCCTTCACTTCTGATGGAACAGCTCACAATATCGCATTGCGTTCAGACTTTGATGTATTTGAAGTATTGAACCAGACACAAATTGCAACCACCCAGGCAACTGGACGTGGGTGTAAATTTGAATGGCAAAGAGGAATGGCGGATGAGACTGGTGTCATGTACACCAAGCAAAACGCTTCTCATGCTTTGGATTTAGAGTGGATGACTTCCGGTGGATTCAAAAGAGTCGATCAATCAAGTCAAGTTCTAGGTGCTGCTCAAGCAACATCAGGAACTGATATCACTCAAGCAAACCCAGCAGTTGTAACTGTTACAGCTCATGGCTATAGCAACGGAGATCGTGTACGTCTTTACGGTACGACTGGAATGCTACAAGTCGCAGGTTACGACTTTACAATTGGCAACGTAAGCACAAATGATTTTGAATTGTCATATCTTGACTCTTCAGGATTTGCAGCAGTTGCTACAGCTGGTTTTGTTAGAAAAGTTCCAAACAACCCTATTTTTAGCCCACAGAACAATCGTATTACTGCGATGAC